CCTGTTACCGAAAGATTTCCAAGTATACGAAAGTCTGTGAATGACATATTAATGTTTGAAAAGTCAAACTGCGAAGGATACTGAATACTGACGGCATTTGCATAGCACATGGGTAGGTCGTTAAAAGTCATGGTGACTGGTTGATTTCCATTCAGTGTAATGTATTCGGACGAAGACAAATTCACAGGAGTCACAGTCGATCTGTACACGTTTGTAGCGATCGTAACGTTCCCTGTAAAGAAAGGGATTCCGCTTATATTACTACCGATCGAAACTGATTGAGTATTTGAAATATTAAAATTGATGCTCGAGAATGGTTTGACGAGCGAGTAGATTGATTTCCAGTTCCATCCATTCTGAGCATCGTTATATGACAATGTCATAAAGTCGTTGCGTAGCCAAGGCAGACAACTCGCCGAAAAAGCTTTTGCGGTCGCAACCTGCGTTAGTCCGTTGTATACTTGGATGTCGACCGGGGACAAAATAGGATACCATAGGTATGGAGTACTAAATGTAATATCGATCGTTTCGTACGTAAAGTTTACACCGGCCGAATCAAAAATCTGAACCTTGTAAGGATTACTGATGGTCATTGTGACGGCCGAGAGTGCGGCGATCGACGGAATCTTAACAGTCCGTCCGGTAATCATCTCACCAGAACCTGTTATATTGAGCATGATAAGTCGGGCCGAAGATAAAGTACCAGTCAGGGTCTGTGATAATGGGTCAGAAAATGGCGAGTACGTATTATAGTACTTGACTGAACGTGTAACGTATGAAATCGTATTCGATCCGTCTGAAAAATACGTCTTGAAGTTTGGAATGTTGACACGAATAGCAGCCTGAGTTGCTGCATCGACGTAGTTGAGCTCGTTATAGTATGGATTCGTATTGGACTGTAAGACTGTCTGTAGGGGATACACGTACCCAGGTCCTGGTGTAAACAGAGATGGTAATGTAAGTTTCAGTGATGTTCCAAGTAAAAGATCACCACGGTATGGGATTTTTACAAAACCGGCAGTTCCATACTGGATGGGTGTATTGAATGGATATTCTTCAGAGTACAACAAGAATGGTGAATGACGTCTATAAATTCCACTGAAATACGACACATCTGGTTTACCCGTAAGATATACATCCTGTATGCCCTGCGTTACCAGCTGGATAGTCGCAGACGACATTTACTATTATCAACGCGTATTTTTTAAATACGAAAAACCCGTGATGATAATAGATGGCTAAAGCCGGTGCATACCAGCTTCAGCTTAAAAAGTTTAATCCGTCGACAATGCCGGACAATGCGACGTGTGTTTTCATCGGTAAGCGCCGTACAGGTAAATCGACGCTCGTCACAGACATTCTCTGGTACAAGAAACATCTTCCAGCCGGAGTTGTCATGTCAGCCACAGAAGATGGAAATGGGCACTATCGCCAATTTGTACCTGATCTCTTCATTTACAACGATTTTTCACGCGATGCTGCGGAAAAGTTATTAGAACGGCAGAAGAGGCTGAAGGCGGCCGGAAAGTATTCGCCCGTCTTTTTCCTTATGGACGACTGTATGTACGACAAGACTCGAATGAAGGAGCCTATCATTCGCGAAATCTTCATGAACGGCCGCCACTACAACATCTTCTTTTGTTTCACAGCTCAGTACGCCATGGATGTTCCACCAGCGATTCGAGGAAACATCGACTACGTCTTTGTCCTGCGCGAGAATATTCGTAAAAACAGAGAGAATCTTTACGAATCATTCTTTGGGTGTTTCCCAACCAAGGATATGTTTTTCCAGGTGATGGACTCGTGTACAGAAAACTACGAGTGTCTGGTTTTGGACAATACAGGGACATCGAACAAGATTGAGGATAACGTATTTTGGTACAAGGCGCCTGTGCGCAAAAACTTTCGGCTCGGTTCAGATGCAATGTGGAACTATCACAAGTCGCACTACAACCCAAAGGCTGGAAATCCGGTAGGTCCTACACAGAGACCAAGAGGTTCCCAGCGCGTAGTTGTTCAGAAAACATAATCAGGATTGTGAGTAATGGTTGAGCTCGTCGACATTTCAAATGGTGGCGTTCGGCAGTCTTACGATTTTACGAGCGGCATGAGAGATCATATGGCTGTTCAGCCACCGCCTTCAACCATGCAGCAAAATTCTCCACTCATGGTACCGCCATCGAATCCTGAAAAAAATACTCTGTCTGAATTAGAGAACACCATGGCCTCTTTATCAACTCCGATCGAAGAGGTTCTTGACACGCCCATGGGACTTATGCAGCCTCAGGTTGGCATGCAGCAGCCCGATATGATTGATTCTCGTACGGTCCAGACGCACCCAGCTCGCCCCGCAGCTGCCGCATCGTCCGGTGCCAACCCACTGAACCTGAACGATGACCAGCTCCAGGCTGCCATTGCCGGTGTCGCCGCCGTCGCCGCATTCTCAAAGATGGTCCAGTCGAAGATTGGTGAGCTCATGCCAACCGCCTTTGAGATGGATGGTCACCTGTCCACGACCGGCATGGCCCTGACCGCCTTCATCGCGGCCGTCATCTTCTACCTGCTCAAGAACTTTGTCGTGAAGCGCTAATCGACGTCCAGCTTTTCAGCATCACAGAACCAGCCGGCGCCCCCTTCAATTTATAGACGTTAGAAACTCTCGTCATGTCCACCTTGTTATACCCCTTTGACCTTGTCAAAGCAAGGTTCGCCGCCGCCCGAATACACTCGGGCGTCGCCGGACCCTTTAGAATCACATGCGATCCTGGTACGCCTTGTGCATGAAACCACCAGTCGTCCGGTTCGCCCCTCTGAAAAGTAACCTTGTCATTTTCGATCGCATTTCGACCGTACACTATTGTACAACCGGCAGGTGTCGTTTGTTCCATCAGTCTGAGATGTGATGGCCGCAGTACTGTTTGCGTTGGATCGGTTTGTATATACCTATTCTGCCCGCCACAGCCTTAAGCTTGTGTAAATTGTCCCAGAAATGACCAGAGTGCTGATATTCCTTTACGGACGAATGTGCAATCTCATGCAGGATGACATGGAATACACTATTCACGTCTGAACCGTCAATGCAGATGAAAATCTCATACCCCTTGTTTACGTTGTAACCCACCTGACCCTTGCTCAACATTCCCGTAATCAGATATCTTCTCTGCAAAATAGGAAACTCACCAGTTTCTTTCAACTTTTCAAGCAAAAGTTCATACTTTTTCATCGCCTCCTTGAAAACCTCTGGCTGTCGAGTCGATGAGTAGATGCAGACGAGCGCCATGAGCATTAGTATGGACAGCTTGACATCCATCTCCTACTTTAACTTGTGGAAAATAAATCGTGAATAGATGTCGGTAATTTTATCATTTTCCTCCTTGCAGAATGGTTCCCATTCGATGAGAGCCAGCTTGGCCGCGAAGCACAGGTTGACCAGCAGCATCTTGTAGCACAGAGGTTCAGGTACTGCCCCATTTTTGTAGTATGGTCCGTTGCCGAAATCGACCAGAATCATCTCACCGTAACGCGGTGCCCCTTTTCCGATGCTCGGACCTCGTTCGATACCCTCCCACTTGAGGGGCCGTTTGAGAATCTTGGTGGCGTCGGGCACCACTCCCATAAACTTCCCCCCTGGCTTCAGGAGATTGCTGATCGTCTGGATACACATCTGGGCATAGTCCTCAGACTGAAAGATGTACTGCAGGGAAAAGTTGTAGCAGACGACATCAAACTCGATAGCCGGAGCCTGTAGCACATCACCCTTGAAGAATTCAGTCGTCGGGTGTACATTGACTGCTCGATTCATCGCCTCCAGGAGAGACTCTTCATCCGGATCGCACATGTACAGCCTCGCACCGACCGAACGCCACTTTTGAAGATCTCCTCCTCGGCCCGCCCCTACATCCAGGACGAGCGAATTCCTTTTGACGCTCCTCGTGATAAATTCACGCTTGAGGTCATTGTGCAACTGGCGCAGTTTTTCCATTAAAGAAATAGTGTGCGGTACTCTTAAATGTCTTTGGAGCAGGATCTGACGACCGTCCCAGGCCAACTTTATGCACTCATTTCACTCGTCGGACCAGAGCTGCCCCAGAAGGCGGATAAGTTTGGCCTCAAGATTCGTGGCGTGTTTAACACGCGCGAGGAGGCGGCCAACCACGCAAAGCGTCTCCAGCGCGAGGATGCTACGTTCGACATTTATGTCGTCGATATGTACAAGTGGCTGCTGATTCCCCCCGACCGCGACCGCATTGACGATGTCCACTACCAGAATGAGAAGCTCGAGGAGATTATGACCAAGTACAAGGAGAATCAGCGTATGGCGGCTGCAATGTTCGAGAAGCGCAAGAAGGATATGTCGGCCACTCCTCTTGCATGCGATACTCCATACATTGATCCAGGAGATGAGAATTCCAAGTACTACAACCGCCCCGATGTCGCACCCATCCCCCACCCGTCCGAGATTCTGGAGGATCTCAAGAAGGAGTTTCCAGACAAGGATATCAGCGAGCTCGTCAAGCTGGCCGACGATCGTATCGCCGAAGAGATTGAGCGTCGCCGTATCCAGCAGGAACAGGAGCGCGAGGACGTTGCGAAAAAAGCTTAGGGTAGAATAAGATGCCACCCGCGTTGGCAATTATAGTAAACGTCATCACCATCTTCATGGTACTCAGCCTGTACTATGTCGTATATACACAGTATCGCAAGCGTGACCGTCCACAGGATTCACCAATGGACATCTGGAGAGACATTGCGAGTACCGAAAAAGAAAGCGCGTGGAATGGATTTTTAAATGAAACCATTGCACAGGCCCGTATTGGTCCAGTGGGATCTTTTGTGAGCTTTGAAAAAACACCGCCTCTCATGGCTCGGCTTTACAAAATCAACGTTGAATAATTACTGTGCTCGTCATAGACTTGCCTACAAAGAGACCGGCCACAAAAGCCATAAATATCAAAAAGAGGATCTTTTTCGTCAGTCCCATGAAAAAGCTCGTCTTTGGTTCAGGTGGTGGTGGCTGGTCGTAGTACATGTACGGAGGGTACTGCTGCTCTTGCTCCATCAGTTCAGGTGTTTGGGGTGCTGGTGGAAGATCTGTATACTGTCTTGGAATACGAGGGGGTGATGGTGGAGGCGGTGGAGGTCTTGATGTCATGAATGTAGAAGTAGTTTCCATCTACACTGTTTGAATGTTTTTTCACTCCTCATCTGTCGCATCATCCTCCTCCGGTTCATCCTCTTCAGGATCATCCTCCTCGTCATCTACGATGAAATCCTTGAGGCTACCCTCCTCATCCTCATCCTCCTCATCCTCCTCGTCATCACTAATATCAGAGTTTACGTCCGACTCGTCCGAATCGTACTCGTCTGAGGCAAAATCATCCTCTACAACTTCCTGAGGTACATATCGCTCCGGCTTTTTTACTACCCGG